CGATGCAATGGGAGCCGGTAAGCCTGCTGCCTGATAACTCGAAACTGAGGGCGCAGGTCATCACGGAACATGACACCTTACGAGCGGTTCACTCATTCACCCTTGAAACGCCGTGGTCGCATCTACTGAGCGTCATGGCAGAGCGTGCGACGCCAGAGACGGACAAGCTGTTTCATGCGTGCGCTTTTGCGCCCGCCTTGCAGCGCGGCCTGAATGCGACGCGCCTCAAGGCAGTACAGGCATCCTTTGACCTATCGCCTTACCTGCGCGAGTACGACCCTGACGAGCCTCATCCGGCGTGGTTCCTCTCGGGCTATCTGTCACGCGAGACGACGGCGAAGATTGCACGGAAGATGAGACTGGACATCGAGCGGTCGGCGCGCGAGCCGGGGTGGTTGCCGGGTGGCAGGGCGGGCATCGTTCAGGCGCGCATCAAGGCCGTACAACGTCGAGAGGCAGGGGCCGCATAATGCCAGGCCGACCGACCGACCTAACGCCGCAGGTGCAGGCGAAGATAGTCCAGGCCATCGTGGGCGGCAATGCCAACGTGGTCGCGGCGGCCTACGCAGGCATTGGCGAGTCTACATACTACGCATGGCTTGACCGTGGCCGCAAGGAAGTAACGCGCCTGGCGTCGTCCCCGTGGGCCAGGCCGCGCGCCACTGAGATGCCTTTTCTGGAATTTCTAGAGGCTATAGAAAAAGCGCAGGCCGACGCCGAGGCGCGTAACGTGGCCCTCATCGCAAAGGCGGCGCAGGACGGCACGTGGACGGCGGCGGCGTGGTGGCTGGAGCGCAAGTACCCGGAACGCTGGGGGCGTAAGGACCGCCACGAGGTGACGGGCAAGGACGGCGAGCCGTTTAGCATTACCGTCCGGCGGGTGAACAGTGCCAAATCTGACATTTGACTTGTACCCGGCTCAAGATGACTTCGTGCAATGCCGCGACCGCTTCACGGCCCTTATTGGCGGCATCGGGTCGGGTAAGTCGCACGCGGGTGCGGTCAAAGACATCCTGGCCGCCAGCGAGGGCCGAACGTTGGGCATGGTGACGGCTCCGACCTACCCCATGCTCCGCGACGCGACGCTGCGGACGTTCCTCGACTTGGCCGGGCCGCTGGTGCGTGACTTCCACAAGAGCGAGATGCTGGCAACGATGGTCAACGGCAGCGAAGTGTTGTTCCGTTCCGCCGACAATCCCGACCGGCTGCGCGGCCCCAACCTTCACTGGTGGCACGGCGACGAGGGCGCGCTGTACGGGAAGGACGTGTGGCCGATTATGATTGGCCGCCTACGCGCCGGAGGTAAGGCGGGCCGCGCCTGGGTGACGACGACGCCGAAGGGCCGCAACTGGCTCTACGAACGACAGGGCGAGATCGCTATCTTTCGCGCCCGTACCCGTGACAATCCGTTTCTCGCCTCGGAGTTCGTTGTCAGCCTCGAAGCCTCCTACACGGGCCAGTTTGCCCGCCAGGAACTCGAAGGCGAGTTCGTCACCTTCGAGGGCATGGTCTACGAGGAGTTTGACCGGGGCCGTCACGTTGTCGAGCGCGCCGGGGCGTGGGCGCGGGTTATCCTGGCCTGTGACGAGGGCTACACCAACCCGGCGGTCATGCTCGTCATCGGTGCAGATCACGACGGGCGGCTGCACGTCCTGGACGAGTTCTACCGTCGGCGTGTGCTTCAGGGGGACGTGGTTGCGGCTGCGACTCGATTGTGCCACCAGTATCGCATCGGTGAGATTGTGGTTGACCCGTCAGCGGCGGGGCTGATTGCCGAGATGCGCGCCGATGGGCTGGCCGTGCAAGAGGCGCGCAATGCGGTCTTCGATGGCATCCAACGGGTCAAGCAAGCGCTGGCCTGCGCGGGCGACGGGCGGCCACGGCTCACCATCAGTCCGTCGTGCGCTAATACCCTGGCCGAGATGGAGAGCTACGTCTGGAAGGACGGGCGCGACGGGGTGAGAGACGAGCCGGAGAAGGTCAACGATCACGCGATGGACGCGCTGCGCTATGGTGTCATGTACCTCCATGACACCGCACAACCACGCCGCCGCACACGGAGGGCGGCCTAGATGCCTATCATTCCCATCCTTCTGAGCGACAGCGCGGCCACGGTGGATTACAAGGTCTACCTGGCTGGGCAGGCGGCGGCGACGGAAGCGGACCTGGCAAAACTGCGGCGGCGGCGCGCGTACTACGTGGGTGACCACGAGCTACTACTGAGCGCCGACCAGCGCGCCTTCCTCGCGGGCGTTATCGATGATGATGCCGATGGCTGGCCGGTGGACAACAAGTGCCGGGCCGTGGTGGACAAGATTAAGTCGCGTCTGTCCGTCATCGGCATCCGTGACGCCAACGGTAACAAGCGCACCTTCGAGCAGGCCGAGGGGGAGCCGGGCGACGGGGGCGACGTTGCACCCTTCGACCCCAATGCCACCGACCCGGTGAGCCGCGCCGTGGCGTGGTGGACAGATAATGACATGGACCGCTTCGAGGGCGAGGTGTACAAGGCTGCCCTACGCGATGGCGAGGGCTTTGTGCTCGTGGATGCCACGGCTGGCGGGATGCCACGTTACACGCTGGCTGAGATGTTCGACGGCACGACTGGCGTGCGCATGGTCTACGAAGATACCCAGACGCGCATGAAGCCCGTCGCGGCCATCAAATACTGGTACACGATGGACCCGACAGGCGCGGACGGGACCAACGTGGCGCGCTGCACGGTCTATACCGCATCGGCCATCTACAAGTACGCGCGGCTGACGACACGGGCGCAGGCTACCCTGTACGCGAATCGTATCAAGGGCAGCACGACCGATGACGGCTGGACGCCCGTCGTTGACGAGGGCGATGCCGCCTGGCCGTTGCCCTGGCTGGACGCGGCGGGCCAACCGCTTGGCCTGGCCGTCGTGCGCTTTGTGTCGCCGCGTGGCTCCCTCATCGACCCGGTCATCGGGCTGAACAACGCGCTGAACAAGGCCAACCTGGACATGCTCGCCGTGGGCGACCAGCAGGGCTTCGGTCTCATCACAGTGCAGTACGATACACTGCCACCCCTCTCGTCGGGCGATGACCCGACGACGGCGGCTGATGGCCTGGGCTTGCGGCCAGGCCGCGCGCTAGAGACGACGGGGGCCGTGTCCAAGCTACCGGCTGACGATATGGCCGGGCTGTTGGCGTTGGCCGGGCATTGGGTGCAGGCCATCAGCGGAAACTCGTCTATCCCGGTCTATGAGTTCGTGCCGCTCACCAGTGAGGTTCCGTCGGGCGCGGCGCTCCAGATGCTCGACAGCTCGCTGGCGGACGTAGCCGACGAGTGCAGCCTGTGGTTCGGCTCGGCGTGGCGACAGGTGATGGAGCTTAGCCAGAAGTTGGACGCGCTGTACGGCACGGGAACAGATGACATCGTGCGCCTGTTCCCCATCTGGAAGGAGACACGGCGCAAGTCGGTGGATGTGGAGATGCTGAAGCTACAGCTAGAGCGCGGCCAGGTCGGATTGCAGGCAGATCGGGCGGGTGTCGCGCAACAGCATGCCCTGGCCCAGGCCGGGGGACGGGCGGGCATTGCGGCGCGCATCCAGGCCGTGGCCGCACCGGAGCCTGCGGCCGCTATGGGCGGTAATCCGTGACGCGCGCCGAGTTCATCGCCTACCTGGAACGCCTTGTCATGGACGAAGAGCTTGACGAGGATGAGGCGGCTGACATGCTGCGCGACTTCGACGCCGGCCGGCTGAAGGTTGACCCGCCTCTACCGCCAGACCGCATGAATGTCGATGTCGAGGCGGCGATGCTAGCCCTGGCGCTTTACCTGGCTCTCAACGCGGGGGCGGGGGAGGAAGCGCGGCGGCGGCTGCGCGACGACTTCGACGCGGAAGCGCGGCGGCTGGCGGAACAGCAAGGCCGGGGACGGCTGCGCGTCGCGGAATGGCAGCGGATGCTCTGGGATGCTATCCAGACGCATACATTGACGCAGGCCACGGCGGGCGCCCGGCGGTCGCTGACGGCAGAGCAAATCGCTGCGCTGCGGGACGACCTCGCGCGGCAAGGGGGCTACCTCTCGCGCTTTGCGGATGTCGTTGCGCGTGGGGTGATGGTTGGCGCGGCGCTGAGCGTGGCGGCTGTCGCGGCGCGCTCTATTCAGTACGGTGCGGCGGGATGGGCCTGGAGCTTCAAAGCGCGGCCCGACCCAGGGCGCGGCTGGATTGAGCATTACATCAGCAAGGACGACCCCGCGACATGCACGCCGTGCCTGGAAGCGGAGGAGGGCGGCCCCTATCTACCGGGCGACGGCCCGATGCCGGGTGACGTGTGCGAGGGGGGTGGCAACTGTCGCTGCGAGCGCGTGTCAGATTACGACCTGGCGGCGTGGCGGGGGCTTGCAGGGGAATGAGCCTACCGGCGACTGACACCTTCACCAGCGCCAGCGACCAGGCGCTGACAACCTACTCGTCGTCATGGACCAACAACCACGGCGCGTTCCAGGTACTGGGCGCGACCGACGACGTGAAGTCCAACACGTCATCAGACGAGACGTGTGCGCATTGGAATGCCGACGCTTTTGGCAATGACCAGTATGCGCAAGTGAAAATCACAGCCGTATCCGGCGATACCCCGATGGGGCCAGCCGTGCGCTGCCACGCCTCCGCCAATACCTACTACGGCTACTATGGCGACTCTAGCGCGTCCTACCTGTTCAAGGTCGTCAGCGGGTCGTGGACACAGCTTGGCAGCGACGGCGGCGCGGTGGCGGTGAACGACGTGCTGAAGCTCACCGTCAGCGGCACGACGCTGACGCCGACGAAGAACGGCTCGACCAGCGGCACGCCGGGGGCGCAGACGGACAGCAGCATCGCCAGCGGCTACGCCGGTATCTGTGGCTACCACAACGGCGCGACGCGCGTAGACAACTGGGAGGGTGGCAACCTCGGCGGTACGCTCACCGCTGTTGGCTTCACCCTGTCGGCGACGGGCGCGGCCAGCGATAGCGCGACGGCCAGCGGCGGGGCGTCGGCGGCTCTGACTGCGACCGGCGCGGTTCCAGTCACTGGGTCGGCGAGTGGGCGCGCGTCGGCGGCTCTGCCGGTAATCGCGTCTACCAGTGCAACGGCGACAGCGGCTGGGGCTGGCACGCTCCTCCTGGGTGGAGCCGGGGCCGTCACCGGCGGCGCGGGGGCGACCGGCAAGGGAACGCTTACCCTGGCAGCGACACCGGGAACGGTCCTGGCGAGCGGGGCGAGCGGTGGCGCGGCCGTGGCGCTGGCGACAACGGCACAGGTGGCAGCCTCGGCGATGATGCTGCACAGCGCGGCCGTGACACTCGCGGCCACAGCCGGGGCTGGGGTAGCCACTGTCGCTACCAGTGTGGCGCTGCTGACCCTGGCCGTGGCGGGTGGGGTGACGACGGCGACCGAGACGGCTGTGACGGTCGATGTAGTGCTGAGCCTGGACGCTACGGCGGGGGCAGACGTGAGCGCGTCGGCTGTCGCGGCGGGCCTGGTGACGCTCCTGGCATCGGCCGGCCTGACGGCGACGGTCACAGCCGCGTCAGGCGGGAGTATAGCGCTCACAGTTGCACCGGCTACGACCGCGACGGGGACGGCTTTCGTCCCTGTGGCCCTGACGCTGATACTGACGCCTGACAGCGCGCTGGGAGCTTCCCAAGTCGTGGGCGGGACGCTGGTCCTGACTCTGTCGGGCGGGGCATCGAGCGCAGCGAGCGCGGCGGGAATGGCGGCTCTGCCCCTGGTGGGTAGCGCGGGGGCCGGGATGACATCGCAGGCGGCGACGGCGGCGCTGCTGTCCATTGATGCGCTGCTGGCCTTGCTCGCGGATGCAACGATACGCGGCGCAACGCAGCTAGGACGGCTGGTCGTGGCGGACATCGCTGTGGGCGGCCTAAGTCTGGCGTCCGGACGGCGGGGCGCGGTCGCAACCGGCGTGGCGCGCGTAGGGGATGCCACCGGCGGCAACGCGAGCCGGGATGCGATCACCGTTGATGATGCGAACGTGGGTACGGTGTCGGCAACCGACACCGATCAGTGAGATCAGGAGGAGATGATACGATGGACATGGACGTGACGGGGAGCATGGGGACGGGCGGCGCGGCTTCAGCGCAGAGCGGGCTGGACATCGGCGGCCCGACTTTCAAGAATACCTACCGCTTCGAGGCGCATGACCGCGACGGCAGCTTGCTGTGGGTGGAGGAAGTCAGCAACCTCGTCACCACCGAGGGCAAGAACGATACGCTGTCCAAATATTTCAAGGGTAGCTCCTACACGGCAGCGTGGTACGTCGGCATCACCGGCGCGTCACCGACGTT